CGCTACTAATAAGCAGGATAAAATTGATGATAGTAAAAGCGCCACAATTAAGGCAGACAATGGTATAGCTTTCCCGTTCCCGTTGTTGAATAAGGGGGAAGTTAAATGGCTGAATGAGAATACCCAGGACTTCGCCACAATTAAGGCGTTGGTAGAAAAAGGCGCTACGCTAACTGAGGTTAGAAAGTATTTTTCAGTTTCCAAGAAAACGGCAGACAAGTTACTTGAATCAGTAAAGACAATCGGATAACACACAAAAAAACTAAACATGATTACACTAGATAATTTAAACGAGCGACCATTAAGCTACTCCTCAATTAAGGAGTTTGCCAAAAGTCCAAAACATTATATTGCCTATCTAAACAAACAAAGAGAGACGACTCCTGCCCTACAATTCGGCAGTATGCTACATTGCCTTTTGTTAGAGCCTAACGAGTTTAAAAACAGATATGCTGTTTCCCCAAAATTCGATATGCGCACGACAGTTGGCAAGGAAGGATTTGCTAAATTTTCGGCTGAGGCTGAGGGCAAGGAGGTTGTTTCCGATGTTATTTACAATGATGTGTATGAAATTTCACAAATTGTAAAAGAAAACCCTGAATGGGACTTGGCTACAAACGGAGCACAATTTGAGGTTTCTGAAAGAATAGAGTTGTACGATTTACCATTCATTCGCATCAGAGACATTGTAAAATCAGAAGCCACGATAGACGTTAAGTCAGTACAAAGCGGTCAGATAGACGCCATAACTAAGGACTTCTTCAATCATCAATACTACATACAATGTGCTATTTATGGAGAGCCATTTAGCTTTTATGTTGTAGAGAAGTCAGCGCCATATTGGAACGGATTAATTCCTATTGACAAAAGGTTCATGGACTATGGCAAGGCTGAATTAGAAAGACTTTGCGTTGGATTCAATTATTGTTTAACCAATCCTGAATGCTTTAATATGGGTTATGAGTTTTGGTATATGATGAGTGGAATTAAACCTATTATTAAACTACCAAATTGGATTAGAGATGATGCCTAAAAACAAGGGTATGAAACCATTAGTCAGTCCTATGCAGATTATACAATTAGTTGAGGATGAGTATGGCGTTAAGGTAACGAAGCATACTAGAAAAAAGGAGATTATACTACCAAGACATCAGTGCATTTATTTGCTCAGAAAGTATGCTAGATTATCCCTTAAAAGTATAGTAGAATACTTCCCTATAACAGACCATACCACCGTCATTAATTCGTTAAAAAAGAATAGAGACATGATGGAAACGGACATTGAATACTACACAAGATTAAAGAAGCTAGACGATGAACTCGAAACATACATCGAACACAAAAATAACTTTCTTTCGACACATAAATGAGGTTGACAAGCCTAGCTATGTTTCATTGAGCAAGGCTTTGCAGATGATTCGCGAAGGCGGTAGCATCAAGCCATTGGTCGAGCAAATAAGAAGTAGCAATGATGAGGCTGAGATAAGAGAGCTAAAGAAGAAATTGCCATGCGTTTTGTTCTCAGGGGTATTTAATATTCCTATAAAAAAACAAAGAGCAGACAATACCTACTACGAATCTTATCGTACTGACGAATCATTGAGCATACATTCTAGATTCATACCATTCGACATTGATGACATTGATGAGGTAGAGAAGTATAAAAATGATGCGCATAAGGATGAGTACATATACGCATTATGGGTTTCTCCTTCCGGCAAAGGATTGCATGGGTTAATTAAGATAGCTGATGGGAATAAACATGACCAACACTACAACGCGTTATTGAAACGTTACCCAATGTTTGACACAACCGCAAGAAATCCCTCAAGAGTTTTGTATGCATCTTATGACCCAACAATATACATCAATGAGGATAGCAAAACATTCTTTGAGGTTATAGAAACAACAAGGAATGAGGGCATGGTAATGACAGGTACTAGAACTGATTATTCTAAGCTGAACATTGCTACGCGCATGATTCAAAATGCAGAGCAAGGCACTAGACATAATTCAGTTATGAGAGCATCTTACCTTGTAGGAGGTTGGGTTGCAGGAGGATTGGTTGAGGAGCATATCGCTAGGCAAATACTTGAGTTCGAGGTTGCAAAAAAGTTTTCTAATGGAGAACTTGACATAGAAATTAGGGGTATTGCTGATGGTATAGTGAGAGGTCAACTTGCTCCGATAAATGAATTGGAGATTCAGGAGAGAGATGCCATCAAGGAGTTAGGTATTATAGACGAAGAGTTATCTTTCTTGGCTAACAATCAGCTTGATGAGGAGTTCATGAGGAGATACAGAGCAGGATTGATTCCTATGGGATTGCCTTTCGGGTATCATGACATGGATAAATACCTTTTGCTGAAGGAGGGAGAGTTCTATGCTACCTTATCACATTCTCATACCGGCAAAACAACCTTAAATCTCTGGCTATTCTTTCTGGCAGCCTACCAATACGATTGGGGATTCGTAGTTTATACGGGGGAAAATAGAACTGCCTCTGTTAAGATGAGAATCATTGAGTTCTATGTAGGTAAGAAGATTAAAGAAATACCTGAGTACGAATTTCAGGATGCCTTGAAGTGGACGAATGAAAGATTCTTTTTTGTAAACAACGATTCAATGTATGAATACACTGACTTGCTAAAGTATGCTGAAAGTGTTTCTAAATACCATTCTATCAAAGGAATATTTATAGACCCTGTTAATGCCTTGAAAAGAGACGCGAGGGTAAATAGGTACGACTACGATATGGAGATGTATACTGATATGTTATTGTTTACGAAGCGTACCAATATATCTATTTTCTTATCTTTGCACACACGAACACAATCTCAAAGAGAGCGAAATAAAGACGGCAATCAGCTTATGCCATTCCCTGCTGATGCAGATGGTGGCGCAATCCTCTACAACAAGGTTGACATATTCGTGACTATGAATAGAGATATTCAGGATAGGGAAAGGTATATGTATACTGAAATATATGTTAACAAGATGAGAAACAAAGAAACAGGAGGAGATGTAACACCTAAGGGGAACCCTATCGTTCTTAGATTTGATTGGGGCATTGAGTTTGTTGACCTGCATAATCACATGCCAATCAAGAGAAAGAAGTTGGTGCAACCCATTATAGAATTTACACCGCCTACCGAGGAGGATATTAACCAAGCATTAGATGAAATTCCTTTTTAAGAATGAACAATAATTTTAGAATAGCAATTTACGACATGACAATAGAAGATGTAACAGAGAGAAGAAAAAACAGAATAGAATATGATTCCACAAAAAAGGCTTCTGCAAAACTAGGCATCAGTGAAACTATTATAAAAAGAGTTGCAAAGAACAAGGATAAAATTTATATAAAATCATTAGATAAAACAGTAGCAATAAGACACATATAACATGGAAATTTTAAACATAGACTACAACATTAAGCTTCTTATTTTAAAAGCACTTAACACAAGTAGAACAAATAGTCTAGCAAGAATGAAACTAGGCATAAAAGAAAGACATTTATACGACTACATGAAAAAGTATAACATTAAATTAAATAAAACAACACAACGCTATGAAGAAAACATTCCAAGAGGAAGCCTTACAGTCTAAGTTTGAGGACGTAAAAAAAATGGTAGAGACATTTAGAAAGGTAGTTGCTACTGAAACAAATTTATCTGACCCAAGCCTAGTGGTAATGAAGCTGAACTTATTGCATGATAATTTACACATATCAGCAACAATCAAGGCACAAATTACCTACCTACTAGAGCAACATATTGTAAACAAATTAAAGGTAACAGACCAAATGGATAGGACGGCTACCGAGAAGAAGTTTATTATGTCGAAGGAGGTTGGGGATGTAAGTTTCTACGACACGTTTATAGATTCATTAACAAGAGAGGCGCATTATCAAATAGACATATTAAGAAGCGCATTGTCTTTTATAAAAGCTGAAACAAAAATATAGTATGAAGAAGTGTTACAAATGCAAGGTAGTCAGGAAGCTAGAATATTTTAGCAAGAAGAATGGGTGGGGAGAAAATAGAGTAGGTATGTGTAAGTTCTGCCATGCAGAGTATGACAAGGAAAGAAGGAAACAAAAGAAGTTAGACAATTTATATTCATTTTAAACAAAAACAAACATGGAAAAGGAAAAGAAAATTAACTGCGGTGGCGGTAAAAAGAAAAGCGAAAACTGGTTAGCGGTAACGATTAAGCCAGAGGTAATCAAGAACTACATTGAGGAGTACAATGGCAACAAGTATGTTAAGCTGAACATCAACATCGGCAAGCCTGACAAGTATGGCAAGGATGTATCCATCAGCATTGACACATGGACTAAAGAAGGAGAGACTAAGAATTATGTTTCTTTGGAAGACAACAAGCCTGAGGTAAGCGATAATGCCCCAATCGTAGAAGACGATTTACCTTGGTAATTTATTAACTCATTGCCCTCACCACAATTATTATTTATTAACAGGGGTTTTATTAATTCTTAAGGTGGGGGCATATTTTTATTACTATGAAAACAGCAATGCAAGAATGGTTTGATGAATTAAAAGCTAATTATCCTTATATGGATAATGAAATCTTTGATAAAGGATTTAATAAATATCTTGAAAAAGAAAAAGAGCAGATAATGAAGGCAGTAGAAGATACTAGAGGTAATATAGTTCCTAGAATGTTTATTAGTGAAAACTTGAGTGGAGAAGAATATTATAATCAAACCTATAACACAAAGCAACACATCATAGACATTATGAAAGAAGATGAGGATGATGGATTATATAACCAAAACAAATAACCTATGAAGTCATTAATAAAAGAAATAAGATTTTGGTTAGTATCAGTTTTTATAGGATGGGCATTTGATGTTTGTCCTAATGGAAAATTTAAGGATTCATTTGCAGCATACTTAAGAGAAAACATAACTGACTTAACTGAACAAATAGAAGATGAATTTATTAATCAAAACAAATAACCTAAACATTTGACACTATTTTTAAGAAGTGTCTTTTATTTGAAATTAAAAACAAATAACCTATGAAAACAGCAATGCAAGAATTAATTGAATATATAGAATTAAATATTGATGATAATGATTTTATAAAACACGAAGTACTTGAACAAGCTGACAATTTACTTGAAAAAGAAAAAGAGCAGATGATTGATTTTGGTAAAAAAATGCAATTAGTACAGCATGTTTCTTATGATGATGATATAACATATTGCTTTGAGCCTGAACAATACTACAACCAAACCTATAACCAAAACAAATAACCTATGAAAACAAATGCAGAAATAAATTATTGGCAAGACAAATATGAGTTAAGATATATTGAATCATTTAAGCTTACACCATTCAAAGATGGTAATAAATGGTGCGTTCTTTTGGGAGAAAATATACAAGAAGGTGTTGTGGGTTTTGGAACTAATCCAATTCTTGCAATATTAGACTTTAATGAAGCTATGATAAAACCTATAACCAAAACAAATAATTATGAAAACACTTTTTGACATTTATCGCAAACAAGCTGCTAAAGCATTTAATATGCCATCAATAAAATTATGTTCTGATGGCGATGTTATTACTTATTTAAAGTCTATTAAACTATAACCAAAACAAATAACCTATGAAAGAAGAAGAAAAATCAATAAATTTCGTTCCTACGAATAGCATTTATTTTAAATTAGCTAATGAAGTTAATCCAATAATGAAGATAAGCAATGGCAAATTTTATTGGAAAGATGAAGAAATAGATGACATACACAATGTATATGAAAGATTTAATGAATGGCTAACCAAAGCTAACCAAAACAAATAACTATGAAACAATTAGTATATAAAGATGGTAAACCAATGCGAAAAGTTAAAATAAAGGCTTTAGAAGAATTGTATAAGCCAATATTTAGCATAAATACTAAATTATTTTATTTTGATATTATTAAAGTTAAAGATGCTATATTTTCAAGAAGATATGGTTACATAGGTAAAATAATATTTGGCTATTCAATACTATTCTATATAAAAAATAAAAACCAAAACAAATAACCTATGAAAGCAACACTACAATTCAACCTTGACAATCCTGATGATGAGATGGCACATATGAGATGCGTGAAGGCTAAAGACATGGCTCTGGCTATATGGGATATACAACAAATCTTAAGAGAGTGGATGAAAAGGAATGACGATGTTATTCTGGTAGATGAGGCGCAGTCAGCAATTAATTTGATAATAGAATCTTATGACATTAATATTGATGAACTAATAAACTAACATATGAAAATTAATGTATTCAAAAACAGACATTACATAGCCCTAATACCAAGCATAAACATATATGCCGGTTGGTGGCTTGTAGAAATCGCATGGCTTAATGTGGGCATAAATATTAAATTTATATAACATGAAACACTCTGGTTCATTCTACCACGATTTGAATTTTGGCGAACAGGCTGAAGATTGGGTAAAGGACTTGTTTGGTGGTAAACTAAAGGTAGAAGTAAAGTCTGACCGAAGGGCATTAGCTACAGGTAATCTTTACATAGAGGTATATTCAAGAAGCAAACCATCTGGAATCAGTACGACAGATGCTGACTATTGGATTTACAAAATAGAAGGCATTCATACTGCTATAATAATACCCGTAGAGAGATTGAAGAATATAGTTAAAAAACATTTCAATGGGCTATATAAACATGGCGGAGACAATGACACATCTAGAGGCGTACTTGTTCCTATAAAAGAATTATTTAGCCACGAATAATATAATTAACTTTGTTATATGATTGAGATTATTTATGGAATGGAATGTAGAGTGCCTGATTGCCCCAAGCTATCGGAGGTGGATGGTAGTTTGTTACCAAAGAAAGAACAGAAGTTTAGTCGTATTGAAATACCTGATTCATTCTATGAAATAGAAATAGATGAGGATAATGTAGCGCAATATAACGAGGAGCAATCTGAATTTATTGTCAGAGAGTTTACTAGATGTAGAGAAGGCTATTGGTTTATGAATAACGGAATACCGACCTACATAACAGGAGAGCATTATTTTTATTTAAACTATTGGACGCTAGAGTCTGGTATTCAGCCAGAGTATAGAGATGCTGATAGACAATGGTTTATTTTTGAAAAGGAATGTTTTTTAGACCAAGAGATTCTTGGCATCATACGTGTAAAGAAAAGACGTGAGGGAGCTACCTCGCAATGTAGTTGTATACTTACGCAAAAGGCTTCCATGACAGAGAATACCCGTTGTGGTATTATTTCAAAGACAGGTATAGATGCCTCTGACTTATTCGTAAACATGGTTGTTTACGGATTTAGAGCCTTGCCTTCTTTCATTCAGCCAAGAACAGATGGCACAGAAGACCCTAAAAAAAGATTGGTGCTCGTAAAACAATCTAAGAAAAAGAAAGCATCGAAAGGATTGTATAACAAGAGAGAGGGATTAAACTCCTTGATTGAGTGGCGTAACACTGCCCTGAACTCATTCGACTCAGGTCGTTGGATTCTACTTATTGATGAGGCATCAAAGTACCCTGCAGACGTACCTATATCAGCATATTGGAACATTGTTAAAAAGACTACCACAGAGGGAGCCATGAAGGTAGGTTTTGCTTACGTGGTGTCTACGGTCAACCCACCTAATAACGGCGGACAGGAGTATAAAAAATTATGGGATGATAGTAACCAATTCAAATACGGACGCAACACACCTAGCAAGTTAGTAAGGTACTTCTGTCCTGCATCAGAAGGTTTAGCAGGATTTATAGATGAATACGGCGCATCATTGAAGAAGGGGGCTGAGGAATATATTCTTAAAAACTACCGAAACAACGACCAAGACATACGAGACTATCCATTAAGCGAGGAGGAGGCATTTAAGTTTAATCAGGAAGACTGCCACTTTACCCTTGACAAAATACTAGAACAGGAGCAAGAATTAAGAGATAACCCTGTTTTTCTTCGAAATGGGAGGTTTTATTTCGATGGGGAGGGGAAAGTTCAATGGGCGGACGATAAAGCCGGAAATTGGCTTATTTACAAGTTTCCTGAGAAGCCTAATGCCTGGCAATTAAGGGGGAATGTTTTGTACCCTGAGAAGACATCTGAGTACGGATTCGGATGCGACCCTTTCAAGTCATCTATGACATCAGGCAAGGGGTCTATGGGCTCTGCTTGGATAGCTGAAAAGTTTGATTCAACAGACAAAAGCAAGGGGCATCTTGTAGCGCATTATTACGGCAGACCGAAGCTAAAGAAATTGTTTTGGAAGGAGATGTTGATGGCGTCCATGTACTACGGAGTCCCATGTACGATAGAGTTGGACGCAGGAGATGACTACTATGACTATTTCAAGGAGAATGAAACAGGTTATAACTGCCTTCCTTTGGTTGGTAAGAAGCCAGATGCTGCGATTAACCCAGATAGAAAGACAAAAACAAACTTTGCAATACGCGGTGTTAGTTCAGCTGATGCTTTTGTACTAGGGAAGCAATTAGACTATGGCATTTCTTATGTAGAGCATCATTGCGACAAAATAAAATACCCTGCATTATTGGAAGAGCTGAAGGAGTACAAGCATGACGACAGAACTAAATACGATAGAACGGTAAGCTTCTTGATTACCCTGCTTACATTGACGGGGCAGAATAGAGCGCAAAAGGAAGTTAAAAAGAAGCAGCCTCTTATTGAGACATTTAGTGTAACGCCATTTAATAATTATAGATTATAAGATAGAGGGCAATGCGGCTAATTCTAGCATCCTGTTTCTTATAGGCTCAGGTACTTTTCTGTAAGACTTCTTAAATTTGTCTGATGATAAACCTATCAATACCTTGTCTCCATATACGCCTGTTGGGAATTTCTTTAACTCAGGTAACATGTGATAGCTGTATAGGTATATGTTAGCCTTTTTTATGTAGGTGGAAATTGGTATAGGTAAACCCCATTTTCTTATTTTTTCTACCGCGCGCATTTCGCAGTCTTTCTCCAACTCAACCATGCTATCCATGACTCTGTTTAGCTGAGTTTTGTTTAGTATTCTATCCCTAGACATCCATGTCCATGTGGTGTCACAAGCATCAGTCCATTTATCCCATCTTTCATCTGACTTCCATTGCTCCATGTGGCAAAATTCATGCACCAATATCTCAATCCAATCATGGAAAGGTCTACCGCAAGCAACCACTAGCGCCTTGTATGTATCATCAAAATAACCATGACAATCCTGAGAGTAATCATCAGTTAATACAACCGTTCTAGATGGAGACAATATGAGTTCTACCCCGTAAGTTTTGCATTGCCTTCTTACGGAAGAAATAAATGGCTTAAACTCATCAGGTATATCATATTTCATTATGCTGATTTTAGCTCAATCAAATCTGGTCTATCTTCATCGTCTGATAAAACTTGTTTCTGTCCGCCACGAATCTTACCAAGCATTTTCCTGTAGGCATCTTCTAGGGCGTGTAACTCGTATATTTTATTTACTATGTATGTTTCCTGCTCTAATAAACTCATCTTATTAAATTTTTTGTCTACTTTCATCTTGGCCATAAAAAATCTTTGAATGGTAAATATACTAATAAAATCTGTCTTCTTTGTCCTTTATTAATGAAATAGCTGCCCTGATTATGCAATAAATAAATAATATAAAAAGCGCTAATTGGAAGGCAGGTAGGAAGTCCACAAACTGAGTAGGGTGTATAAGCGAACGCCACACAAATTCAAAATACGATTGCATATTAAAATATTTTATTACCTATTATTCTTTTATTTCTTACCTCAAACTCTCCATTCTTCTCTACCAATATTTGAGCAAAGCCTAGATTATGTTTAGTATTATGGGGGTCATAATCAGGAGACAAAGTACATAAACAACCTGTAGACCAACATCCTATATCCTCTTCCTTAATATTACTTTCTGAGTGAGCTGAACTAGCATGCACATGACCTATAAGCATTGAACTCTTTGCTCTCATAAACACGCCTCTAGCAGCATTAACAGGCGCCATAAATCCTCTTACAATAGTATGCCCATGCAATAGGTGTAGCTTGCCGGCCCTTACAACAATGTTTTGCTCATAGAAGTCTACATTGTATTTCTTTAAATCAAGTCTTTGTGGTAGTCTGAAGTATTCATCATTGAAAAGCATTGGAGCCTTCTTCATCAGATAACGCACATACCAGTTATCGTGGTTGCCCTCAATCCAAACGATATGTGCCTTAGGAAATATTGTTCTTAGATGGCTTAAAAAGATTTGGCAATACTCAAACCACTCTACTACATCATCAGCACTTGGCGGGGGAGCATCGTGGTTAGTGAATGGAGTATTATCTAAAATGTCTCCACCTAACACTATGCAGTTTATCTTCTCTTTCTTGCCGTATTCTATGGCTAATTTAATAGCCTCGTTGTCTTGGTTGGGAATATGTATGTCAGACATCCAAAGAATATTATTGGAGCTGACAGGTAAGTCTACAAACTTTCTAGAGGAACATTTTGATGGCGGCAAATCAGGCGTGTGAGTTACGCTTACTTTTTTACTGCTCCATTCTCCATTTGCGCCTGTGACTCTTCTTACGTAAGTTCTAGCTTCTTCTTGACTAGAGTAGATTGCCTCGTAATCGTTGAACAATTTTGCAGCGATAGAGGATTTAGATATTGAAGGAAACTTCAATACATAATCAGCTGCTAGCTGAACTTTTTGATTCATGTGTTATAGTTTTGTTATGGCCTCTTGGTATAATTCAATAAACTTCTTCTTGAATCCTACAGGCGGCAAGTCGAAAACATTTCCCACAACACTCTCTGCATAATATGCTCTCACTAATCCATCTACAGAGGTTATCTTTTCATTCAACAATGGGTTAGATATGCCACCGATAAATAAACCCTTATCAATAACCTCAGACTCAATAGTGTCTATGTTATTGTTATCTTCTAAATTTGAAATTGCATAAACGGAATACTGAACCTCCTTAGCATATGGAGATTCTGCTATGTACTTTAGTGTGTCTTGCATCTGGCGTGATGTTATTTAGATAAAAATTTTATAGCTAGTTCTATTAAGAAAGCAAGTACACCTCCAACCGAAAGAACACCCAACCAAAACCATTTTACTTTCTTTAGTTGCTCATCGTGTTTTTCAACTATATCTGAAATCTCCTTAACATCAGCAACCAAGCCGTTGCTCTGAGTGAGTTTGTTCCCAATCAGAGCATCTATAACTTGTGTTAATTTTTTATCCATGGAGTCTAGCTTAGACTCTACGTCATTTAACTTGTTCTCCATAGTTGATAATCTCGCGTCCATTAATGTTATCTCAGTTTGGATGTCCATTATTCAGCAGTTTGAACATCAACTTGAACTGTATTTTCAGCAACCGTAACATCAGTAGCATCTTCTGTAGCTACATTAGCGATTACGTTTTCAGCTGATAAACTTTTGATTAAGTCGATTACGCTTACGCCATTTTTACATGGTACATCTTGGTGGAACCAAGCAGCGATTTGATTTAGATTTACATCTGTTAATTGGTACATATACTTTTATTTAAGCTTCTTTAATATCCACCACTGGCGCTTCAGACTTTGGCTCTTCTTTTTTAGCTTCTTCTTTCTTAGCCAATACCTTCTCTAATAAGATAGGGAAGTAGTCTTCTGTTTCAATGTTATATAACTCTCCTACATTAATAGCAGGAACGTCAATGTTCTTTTCAATAGACAATAACTCAAACAAATCTTTTTGGAATGCCTCCATCTTGTCCTCAGCTACAACATAGTTGCCACCTTCTTTCTCCTCTCCGTATTCCTTAATCAATTCGTTTCTTGATTCCTCAAACTCCTTTACATATTCAGCTACCTTTTTGTTAAGCTCATTGTTCAATGCATACTTAACTCGGATGCTTAATTTGCTTGATAAAATGCCTTTTGTTCTTTCTCCTGTTTGCTGATTGATAATTCTACCGTTCAATTCTTCAGATAGAACTAAAATCTCATTAAGTGATAATTTCATGGTTGTTAAAATTTAGTGCTAAGTTACACAATTATTCTGATTCGTTAATTATTTTTTCTAAATCTTTTGGGTGCTTATCTCTAGCCTGCTCTATAATCCAATCCTGGGTGTCTAGGGTCATCTCTAAAACTTGAATCTCTCCTTTCAGAGAGTCAATAGCTATATCCTTAGTTTGGATAGATTCTATATTTTCTTTATATGACTCCAAGGTACTTATTTTATGTACGATGAAGCCATATAAAAGAAATATTATTACGTAAATTATAGTCTTTTTCATGTGCCTTTTTTGCAAAGGTATGAACAAAAGTAATTACGCAGCTAAAATAGCGTGATATTTTTTAAAATGTGCTAATCTATCCTCATATCCTGTAAGCGCACCATTAACCTTTTTAGTGATAGACTTTACTACTTCTTCAGTTGGGCCTCCGTCTGCTACATCATTTAGCTTCTTATTATCCCAAAACCATGCAGCTGATGTTAGGTAATATTTAGTAGCTACTAACTCTGGGTGAGCTACGCAATCTTCTCCAATAGATTTAGAGAAAGCAGCAAAGTTATCCTTACCTGTCAACTGAATTGCTCCTGTGCCACGAAACTTAAATCCATCTCCACTAGCAGCATCTCCGTTACCATTTCTGTTTGAGTATACGGCATTAGCTAGTTTCTCTTGATTTTTTACATAGTCATGGGCGTTTAGCTTACCACCTGTACCATCTAAATTAAATCTTGAAGGCCATACTGCTGCTATTCTTTCTGGAGTAGAGTAGTTTAAACTTTCATTTTTAATTTTAAATTCTCCACTTTCATGAGCAGCCTGTGCTAAAAAGTGAGCAAGT